GCGTATCCGCGCTACGGTTTCTGGAACGCTTGCTAACACCGTAACCTTCCCAGTCTACAATCTGGAATTTTCGGTAGCTTAATATATGGCGGCCTACGGGCCGCTGTATTTCTTTAGAAAGATATTCTATGTCGGTCATATATCTTCGCCATCCCGTTCATGGCGTAAAAGTCGCCTGTATGGACTTAGAAGCTGACGCTGATGTCGAAAATGGCTGGGAACGATTTGATCCCGAACAGGTGACGCCACAGGTAGACAATGCTATAGTCCGCCGACGCTCGCGCAATATGAAGGTTAACAATGAAGAAGATGCTATTTCTGGCTCTACTGCTCATCCCAACTAGCCTTCAGGCGCAGACTTACACACAGCTTCAATGGGGCGTAAATAAGGGTGTAAATCCTTATCAATTTGGCGCGAATATTAACGGCACATGGTCTAACCTTGGCACTGTTTCTTCGACAGGCACTTGGTTAATTCCCGTCTCTAATATTTCAGGCGGCGGCGGATTGCCATTATTATCATCAGTAAACACTTGGACTGCGCTTCAGATCTTTTCGACGACGCGGCTTGGTTCAGCGCCCACAATTCCGACCGGTTTTACACCACCTTTAGCGACTTGGGAATCAGCATATCCAGGCAATACGGCCAGCGCTGACCCATTTCGTTTTGCTGTTGGCGGATTTCCTATTAACAATGAGTTTTTTGGTTTTAACCCGACAAGCGCAACAGTTCACGGTGTCGCGGCAGTCACGGGTGCGATCAAAACCCCGCTCGGCGCAACGTCTAACTGTGGTGGTGGCGCTCCATGTATTGATATGGGGGTAGCAGGCTATGCACAATCTTTAGAACCTACACGCGCGCCTGTCGCTATTTTTGGCGAAGCTGGGATTGGCGTAGATGGGGGATTTATATTTGGGTCTAATATGGTTGCAGTAAATTGTAAAAACCACGATGCGTCTTGCACACCTGGGAACGCATATAACGTCGCAGCCGCTAATGGATTAGAAGTAGATGTGGTTGCGTATGACACACCCAGCGGCCCCCCCACGGGAACGTTTTACGGCATTCAAGCTCTTTTAAATCGCGGCCCTGGATATATAACGCCGGTTTCTTCGGTAGCTTTTGCTATTGGTAACTTTGCCGGCGGCGCGCCTTGGAGCACGGGCGTTCAGTGTTCAGGTGGTGCTACAGTTAATTGTTTGTTGGTTGGCCCGACAGCGTTATCGGGAACATCTAAAAATACACAGAATATAGCCTTTACCTCGTTAAATTCCGGCGGCGGGGCTATTACTAATACACTATTTCAAGATTCGGCTGGCTCGCTACAATTTAATAGCACTACCGGCGGATATACTTATCAATTAAACACCGCTTATCCTCAGATTAGATTGATAGGTGGAAGTAACGCTCAAGTAGGCCAAAGCGTTTCTACGTCTGCTACGACAGGCGCAGTAGCTTCTTATATTCTTGAGACAGGAACGGCTGGCAACACAATGTCAGCTAATTTGTTTAACGCGGGAAATATGAACTATACCGGCGGAATAAATGTTAACTCCATAGTGTTTCAGCTTGGCGCAGTATCCCCGACTAATATTCTTACTCTGACTCGCGGAGGCGGGGCTCAAATCGGTGCTCCTACCGGCGGCGATCAAGGCGCGGGAACATTAAACGCAACCGGCCTGTATGTTAATGGAAATCTAGTTCTATCCGGCTCTTTTCCAGTTACGGTCAGTGGAGCCGTTAATAGTGGCGGTATCCCATATTTTAATAGCACAACACAGATGTCGTCTTCGGGCACCCTTTTGGCTAATTCTCTTGTTATTGGCGGCGGCGCGGGCTTTGCGCCTTCCACAACTACGACTGGCACCGGCGTTGTTACGGCTATTGGAAATAATACAAACACAGCGGGTGGTTTAGTAGTTCCTTCGTCGGCTTTAGGTTCGGGACAGATCGTTCTTGGTGGCGGTTCGGGGTCATCTCCTACGACATCAGCTAACGCTTCTATTGCTACAGGCGCGTTGACTCTCGGCGCGGCGGGCACACAAGGTTCTGTTACGATGGGCGGTTCGACGAGCGGCACATTACAGATTAGACCAGCAGCAGCAGCGGGCACAGGATCTATTCTTACTCTTCCTGGCGGAACTACCGATTTCAGCTCCACAGGCGGAACGTCGCAAGTCGTTCGCCAATCAACGGCTGGCGGCGCTCTTACCGTATCTCAGCTAGCAGCTAGTGATTTAAGCAACGGCACAACGGGTTCGACCAGCGTTGTATTATCTAATACGCCTACGCTTACGACACCTGTTCTTGGTGCAGCTACAGGCACATCTTTAGCGCTTGGAACAACGCTTACTTCTGGTCAAGTCTTAACTGTTAGCGGTAATACGGCCACTAGTGGTTATTTATATTCTGGCGCTACATCAGCGCCAACTAATACGACAGCGGGTGATATAACTGGCACACGACTTATATTAGGAAATGTTAGCACATCGTCAGCATTTTCGCTTTTTCGTGTCTCTGGCAGCGTTGCCGGAACTGGCGCAGCGCCAAATACAACAGCATACGCCATGTATTTTGACGCGGCTTTTACATCAGCTACTAACTATGGCTGGGGTATTGCTTCATATCCGCAAGTTCCTGCAACTGGCGCATTAACTTCATTGGCGGATTTTTATGCAATAGGATCTACCGTAACGGCGGGCGGATCAATTACAACACTTATGGGCTTCTATGTTAGCACAACTTTGACAAGCGGAACGAATAACTATGGTTTTCGGTGTCAGTTGGCCGCATCCGGCACCGCGCGGTATTGTAATTATTCGGACGGAACGGCGCTTAATTTGTTTGCCGGAAACACTCGTATAGGCGGCACTACGTCGCCTTCATATGCTTTGGATGTGACTGGCGACACTAACACAAGCGGCGTGTTTCGTTCGGGTGGAACAGCCGGTTTAACGGCTACTAAAACTGTGCGCGATTCTGCTGGCACGGGCACATGCACGCTCATATTTACGGGCGGTATTCTTACTGGAGGAACTTGTTAATGCGTAGGTATATTGTTGCACTTATGGTTCTTTTGTCGGCTCCAGCTTTTGCAGAGGATGTAAAGCCCGCCCCACAACAGGTCGATCCTAATACTTCGATCACGATTACTGTTGGCGAGTTGCAGGCGCTTCTTCAAGCTGAACATGACAAGATTGCAACCGAAGCTGTAGCAGCCAAAATTCAAGCACAGATCAAAGCGAAGAAATGATAACGACCGTTACCCGCAATCAGTTCTTTACTGCTTTAGCAGCGGCTAATGAAATGAACGCGGCGTATCAAGGTGTGTCAGCGGACGCAAACTATCCCGACTGGGTAGAGTTTAATTCCGCCCAACGTGTTGAGGTTGGCGATCCGTTGTATGTGGCAGTTCAAATAGGTTTAGGCTACACTTCGGATCAAATGCTGACTTTATTTGAAGCAGCCGTTCAGGTGCCCGTATGACGACAGTAACGCGCCAACAGTATTTTACCGCCCTTGCTCAATTAGGCGATATGAATACGCTGTATCAAGCCATTCCGGCTGATACAAATGAGCCTGAATGGGTAGAGTTTTGGTCGGCTGAATATATTACCTCTGGCGATTCTGTAGCGACATTAACGCAATCAGCGCTTGGGTGGTCAGACGGTCAGATGATCGCGCTGTTCAATGCAGCCGAAAATGTTCCTGTAGTCGTCCCGTCTACATCTAATACGGTTACATCGTCTGTCGGCAATTTGATAAATGGTTCTCTGCGGTTGATAGGCGTTTTAGCGGAAGGCGAAACACCTTCGGCTGAGATGGCTAATGATGCTTTGGTTGCCTTTCAACAGATGACGGATAGCTGGAATACAGAACGGCTATCAATTTTTTCTACTCAGGATCAGACTTTTCTCTGGCCCGCAGGCGCGGGAAACCGCACACTAGGGCCGACCGGCGATTTCGTAGGCGAGCGCCCTGTATTGCTGGACGATTCTACCTATTTTCGTGATCCGCAGACTAATGTGTCTTACGGCATTAAATTTATCAATCAGCAACAATATAATGGCATCGCCGTTAAGACTGTAACGTCTACTTATCCACAAGTCATATTTACCAATATGACCTACCCGAACATTGAAATGGTCATCTACCCAGTGCCATTGCGGCTTCTGGAATGGCATTTTATTTCGGTAGCTGAATTAACCAAACCTGCTAATCTTGGAACAACACTAGCATTTCCGCCTGGGTATCTACGCGCGTTTCGTTATAATCTGGCCTGCGAGTTAGCACCTGAGTTTGGCGTTGAGCCTTCCGCTCAAGTTCAGCGTATTGCTATGTATAGCAAGCGTAATCTGAAGCGCATCAATAACCCTGACGACGTAATGGCTCTGCCTTACAGTATCGTTGGCACGCGCCAGCGCTATAACATCTACGCGGGCAATTACTGATGAAGACGCCGATCTTAGGCAGCTCATATGTAACTAGAAGCCCGAACGCGGCTGACAGTCGCATGGTCAATATATTTCCTGAAGTCATACCCGAAGGCGGCAAAGAGGCCGCTTGGCTTCAGCGCGCGCCAGGACTTAGATTACTGACCGTATTAGGAACTGGCCCTGTTCGTGGTCTTTGGACGTTTGGCGATTATGGCTACGCTGTTTCTGGAAACGGATTGTATCAGATAGATTCTAATTGGAATATAACATCTAAAGGCGCTATAGCTGGCACAAGTCAAGTAACTATGACTGATAACGGCACGCAATTGTTTATTGCGGCTGAAGTATATGGGTATATTTATAATAGTAGCGTAGTTACGTTAACATGCGCTATTGTAAATGGCGACGCCACAGTCACTACTGCCGACACTTCCTTAATATATGTAGACCAGCCAATATCGGGAACAGGTATTCCGGCAGGCGCAAAAGTTCTTAGTATTACTGACGCAACGCATTTTGAAATGACGGTAAATGCAACCGCGACAAATGTTGCCACACCGCTATTATTTTCTGATTTTTTGACTCAGTTAACGACGCCTTTTGCGGGCGCTGTCGGCTGTGGTTTTCTTGACGGCTGGTTTGTGTTTAATCAACCAAACAGCCAGATTTTCTGGGTCATGGATTCTACAGGCACGACGATTGACCCGCTCTATTTTGCCAGCGCTGAAGGTTCGCCGGATAATCTTGTTACGTTAATTGTTGACCACCGCGAGATCTGGCTGTTTGGCACTAACTCAGTAGAAGTCTGGTATGACGCGGGTTTGCCTGACTTTCCTATGGCGCGTATCCAAGGCGCGTTTAACGAAATAGGCTGTCTTGCGGCTTATTCAGTAGCCAAACTCGACAATGGTTTGTTTTGGCTCGGCGCTGATGCTCGCGGTAATGGTATCGTCTATCGCTCTAAAGGATACTCCGGCGAGCGCGTTTCGACGCACGCTGTCGAGTGGCAGATTCAACAATACTCTAATTTATCAGACGCTGTAGGCTATACCTATCAACAGGACGGGCATAGCTTTTATGTCTTGAACTTTCCGACCGCCAATACAACGTGGGTTTATGACGTGGCGACAGGCGCATGGCATGAACGCGCTGGCTGGGAATTAGGACAATTCATACGACATCGCGGTAATTGCCAAATGAATTACGGCGGCGAGATTGTCATTGGCGACTATCAGTCAGGACAAATATACGCGTATGATTTAAACGTATATACGGAAGCTGGCAGCATACAAAAATGGCTTCGCTCTTGGCGCGCATTGCCAACAGGTCAAAACGATCTAAACCGCACAGCGCAATATAGTCTTCAGCTTGACTGTCAAACAGGCGTTGGCATAGACGGCAGCTCTCAGGGTGCGGATCCACAAGTCATGCTTAGATGGTCGGATGACGGTGGGCATACTTGGTCAAATGAACATTGGAAATCTATGGGAAAGATTGGGCGCACAGGCTATCGCACGATCTGGCGTCGGCTAGGCATGACGCTCAAGCTCCGCGATAGAGTCTATGAGGTATCGGGCACCGACCCCGTAAAGATCGCTATTATGGGCGCTGAGTTACACGCGAGCCCAACCAATGCCTAATCTGGTAGACAATAATACTCAAATACCTGCCGCTCGCGTCAAAATGAACGATGACGTAACGAATTATGTTAGCAGGCCTTGGTATCGTTGGTTCTTTAATACATATGAAGCCGTTGAAGCGGGCCGCCGATATGGGTCATTTTATAGCACCGCGACTCAAACGGCAGCGCTTGCTAATACCGCGTATGGCATGACATTTAATACAACTGCGTCTAATTATGGCGTTTCCGTCGGCACGCCAATCTCTCGCGTTTATGTAAATAATACAGCTACTTATACTGCACAGTTTTCAGCGCAGCTTAGTAATACGGACAGTTCGGCGCGTAATATCTATGCTTGGGCTCGCGTTAATGGAACTACTAATAGCACCGCCGTTAAGGCTCAAGTTGCAGCAAACTCAACTGCCGCCGCTATTTTAACGGGGGATTTTGTGCTAAATCTTACCACAGGCGATTATTTTGAGATCTTGTGGTCAACAGACAATACAGGTGTTAGATTGTCGGCAATTGTTGCCGCTAGTCCTGTTCCCGCGATCCCTTCAGTCTCCTTGACTGTAACCAGCTCTGTAGGTGCTTAATGTCTGTTCTTTCCCCCGCCGCTAAGATGCAGTTTACGGACATTACAGGCGCGCCGCTTGTTGGCGGATTTCTTTATACTTATGTGGCGGGCACAACAACGCCATTAGCGACATACACAGATAACTCAGGAACAAGTCTTAATTCAAATCCTGTTGTATTAAATGCGCGCGGCGAAGCTAATGTCTGGCTTGGCGCAAATGTCTATAAATTTAAGTTAACTGATTCAAACAACAATGAGATCTGGACTGTAGATAACATCTCAGCGCCTATTTCATCTATTTCGCCTGTTTTAAGCGGTAATGTCGAGATTTCTACTGATTCGGCAAGCCCCGCGCTCAAGATAACGCAAGTTGGCGCAGGCGCAGCGCTTTTAGTGCAAGACTCGGCAGACCCCGATTCATCTCCATTTGTTATTACATCAAGCGGAAATGTTGGGTTTAGCACATTATCGCCTACTTCCGAAATGGATTTAAACCAAGGAACTTTCAACATAACTGATAGCGGCACAATCTATACGAGTATATATGCCAGCTCTGTTGCATCCGTTATTGACGCAAAAGATAATAGATCGCTTTCTTTGCAAACTAACAGCGTGGGCCGTCTTACACTTACTAATACACTGGCTACTTTCGGAACGCCCGTGAGTATCCCTAATAACCCAGCTTCAGGATTATACGCCGCTAATAGAAATTATGTAGATACTGCGGCAAATAATGTTCTTGCAATAGCCGCGCCTACAGGTTCCGTTATGGCTTTTGCTGGCGGCGCGACACCGACGGGCTGGCTCCTTTGCGCTGGCACGGCTGTATCCCGCACAACATACGCCGCGCTTTACGCCGTTATTGGCGACACATGGGGCGCAGGCGACGGCTCTACTACTTTTAATGTGCCCGATTTACAAGGCGCGTTTCTGCGCGGCGCTGGCGCGGGTAACAATCCGTCTCCGCGCGCTGTTGGCTCCTATGAAGCTGATGGAAACCAAAGCCACACGCATACGGCGACGCAGCCAGACCATGCGCATACATCACAGTATCCGGCGCTTAGTTCGCAAGTTGTAGGCGGATCGACAGTTGCTATCTCATATTTTACTGGCGGCACAACTAGCCCCGCCACTTCGGGCGTTTCTGGGGGTGCTCCAGCCATTACGGTTGCTTCTCAAGGCGGCGCACAGACCACACCACGTAACTACGCAGTTGGCTTTATGATTAAAACTTGATGGCGTGCTATACACTGTCAAGACCTAATGATCGTGCTATAGCCTTAAAGATAGGCTATGCCGCGACTGATTGGGAAGACTATATAAGTTACGAGGACTACGAAGCTATTGCGGCAGATTGGGATTTAAAATTGATTGTGAGAGATAACACGCCGATAGGAGCTATCTATTCCAAAAACGGCGAAACTCATGTATCAATATTACCTGAGTGGCGCAGGCGCTGGCTGACTAAAGGATTGTTAAAAGAAATCTTGGCGGATATGCAATTTACAAAAGTCGCTAAAGGCCATGATTTTATGTATAACATATTGGAAAGACTAGGTTTCAAGCCACAGGCAGATGGAACCGTAGCAAGAGAGAACTAATATGGGTTTTCAATCAGCCGCTAACGCCGCTGCCGGTGGCACACAACAAGCAATGATGTTTCAGGCGCTTGCGGCTCAACAACAACAGCAAGCCCTTCAGCAAGCTCAAGAGCGTGCCGCGGCTGATCTAAGAGCTGGCCGGGAGCAAGGCATACAGGCACTTCAGGCCGGTCAGACCGGCGCTCTTGGTGCGCTTCCACAATATTATCAACAAGGAGTTGGTTTTCAACAGCCGTATATGCAGGCAGGCGCAGGCGCGGTTAATCGGCTGGCTGAATTGTATGGTGTTGGTGGCGCGCCGACGGGCGGCGACTTCAGCGTTCAAGGTGCGCCCGACAGAGTTGGCGTTCAAGGTGCGCCCGACAGGGTTGGCTCTTTTATGCAACAGCCAACGCTTGAACAGCTTCAGATGGATCCTGGCTACGCGTTTAGGTTCCAGCAAGGTCAGCAAGCTATGACTAACGCCGCGAGAGCTGGCGGATTAGCTGGTTCAGGCGGTGCGTTGAAAGCTGCTACGCGGTATGGTCAAGAAGCCGGTAGTCAGGAATATAGCAACGCTTACAATCGCTTTATGGCTAATCGTCTTGCTGCGACGCAAGCGCTTCAGAATCTTAGCGGTCAAGGCGCTGGCGCAGCAAATGTTGCATCTGGTCTTGCCGGTCAGACTGGCGCTAATTTAGCAAATATTTATACCGGCACAGGCGCTAATATTGCTAACACCGCAACCGGCACAGCGGCTAACCTAGCCAATACCTACGCCAATACGGGCAATCAGCTCGCCAACGTCTATGGCAACTTAGGACAAGGGCTTGGACAGGGCGCGGCTAACATCGGTTCGATCTACGCTCAAGGCGCGATGGGGCCGACTAATTTAATGGCTGCGCTCGCGGGTCAAGGCATACAGGCCGGTAGTTATTTGGCTGGCCGTAAAATGTTTGGTTGAGGTTAATTATGCCAATTCAATACCAGCCGCTTCCTGAACTTCAATTTCCAAACGTCAATATTCTTGGCGCGTTAGCGCAGGGACAAGCCTCTGCTTTACAGGAAGCACAAGCGCAAAAGTTGGCGCAAGGGCTGCAAATTCAAGCTGATAAAGATGCGCGTGAAGCCAATTTGGCAGCGCAGAAATTAAAGAATGAAGAATTAGATTTTGCAGTTAAAAACGCAAATATATTTAGAGATCGTTTGCAACAGATAAATCCTACATCAGCCGACGCGCAAGCACGTTACGACGCACTTCTACAAGAGTTTCAAGCTAAAGCGCCTTCACTTTTGGCTAATGTCCCGACTGTGTTTAACGCGCAGACGCAACGCGATCTACTTACCTCGCACGATGATTTTATGAAAGTGACCGCGCCCAAAGAGCGCGACACTATGGTAGATGGCAAAGTCGGCAAAGCTACGTTTATCTTCGATCCATACTCTCAAACGGAGCGCATGGTCAGTGGATCATTTCAGCCAGGGGCTAAAGATCTTGTCGAAGTAAAAGACAATAAAGGCAATGTCATCGGCGTGCGCGAAAAGGGGAGCACGCAGATTCAAGAGCTGACCCTGCCAGGTCAAGCGGCACCTACTGCCGCTGCACCTGTTGAAGGTATGCCAGGGCCACGCGGCGCGGCTGTTGGAACACAATTAACACGCAAGTTTGAAGGCTTTATTCCTACCGCAAAATTCGACGTTAACGCGGAACGTGTTGGCTACGGTAGTGATACGATCACGACGCCGGAAGGTAAAGTTGTTCCTGTCGCTAAAGGCACGACAACGACTGAAAAAGATGCTGAACGCGATCTTAAACGCCGGATTGAAACTGAGTTTATTCCTAAAGCGGCGGCACAAGTCGGCCAAGAGAATTGGGATCGTCTGCCGGAGAACGTCGCGGGCGCGCTGACATCGGTTACTTATAACTATGGTAGCCTTCCGAACAAAGTCGTCGCCGCTGTTAAGACAGGCAATGTTAACGCAATAGCTAACGCAGTCGAAGCATTAGCCGACGATAACAAAGGAGTTAATCGCGGACGCCGCATGAGCGAAGCCGCGACGATTCGCGGTAACGAAATGCCTGGAACGGCTGCGGTGCCATCGTTTGCCGCCGCTCCGCCCCCTGCGGCTCTTGGCATGTCACCTCAGATCGTGCCGCCTATCAACATGATGGCTGGCGGCGCTATGCCGATTCAAAACGCGATGGCTGCGCCTGCCGCCGCTCCTGCGGCTGCGCCAATGACACTTGCAGAGTTTGCAAAACAGCCGTTAAAGAAAAAGAACACAGTGTTCTTTAAAGATCTTCTTACATCCTATGAAGATCAAGAGCGTGCAGGTATTCTTCCAACTAAAGAAGAAGGCCCGATTGCACGCGGTAAAAAGATCGCTTTGGCTAATGTGCCGCCTGCCGTTGCGCGCACAATAGATCCGACAGGCCAAGAGCTGCGCGACATTACTATTAATAAGATAGATCAATATATTAACATGCTCCGCGAACAAGGCACGTTAACCGGCGGCGAAGCTAACACGGTTGCTGAACTTGAGGCCAAAAAGAAAATGCTTGGCGGAAGCGATCTGACGATTGATGCTCTTCGTAAGATTGTAGTCGATCTTGATAAACGCTTTGGCACCGGCACACTCAAAGCCGAAGGCGCACCGAAGACTTTCACGGTGAATGTCCCTGGCATGGGCGCAGTTCCATTCCCTAGCCAAGAAGCGGCGGACGCATTTAGAAAAGAGGCGGGCCTCTAAAGATGGTCGATTATGCCGCGCTCATTGCTAAACACGGTGGCACCGCGCCAGAACCAAGCGCGGTAGACTATGCAGCTTTAATAGCCAAACACGGCGGCACGGCCCCTGAAAAAAGTTTGACTGCCGAACGCGCAGTCCCTGTCGCTATGGGCGCGGCAGCGCCGACAGTCGTAGGCGCGTTAGGCGGCATGGGCGCAGCGGCATTAGGCGGCGGCGCAGCAATTCCGGCGGCTTTGGGCGGCGCGGCATTGCTTGGCGGCGCTGAACTTGTTGGCAATCTTTATAATGTTGCGCGAAGCGCGACTGGCTACAAGCCTGTCAAGACACCGTTTGAGTATATTCGCGGCGCGCTTCCGCAAGAGTTTCAGCCACAGACGCCGCAAGAGCGCATGTTAGCCGCTGGCGTTGAAGGCGGTCTTGGCGCGGCGACCGGCGCAGGCGCTGCACGATCAGCCATTAACGCGATGTCATCGGCAGGGCGCGCAGCTCCGGCAGTGCTTAACGTATTAGCCGCGCAACCAGTCGCGCAAACGGCAGCGGGTATTGCAGCGCCTGTCGCGGCTGAAGCCGCGCAACAAGCGGGCGCTGATCCTTACACGCAATTTGGCGCGGCTATTCTTGGCGGCGTTGCTGCCGGTAAATCGGCGGCTATGCTTAATAAGATCGGACGCACCGCGTCTGCTACGCTTCAAAATATAGGTCTGCCATCTACGCAGCAACTTGGGCGAGAGGCCGACGCAGCGTTTGAGACAGTTAAAAGATCTGGCCTTGAATACGAGCCATCGGCGGTTATGGACTTCCGCAACCGCGTTGAAAAAGAACTACGCACAAATTATGATCCTGCCAGTAGCCCCAAAGTCATGTCGATTCTTGACCGCATTACAACGCAAGCGCAGGCGGGCGAAACATCTATCAAGGATTTACACGACATCCGCAAAGTTATCGGATCGGAACTTCGCGCAGGGTTTAATCCTGACCAACGCACGCAACGCGCTATGGGCGGTATAATGACCGACGCGTTGGATGACTTCATTACTAACCCAACAACGCCGACTATCGCTAGTAAAGCTAATCTTAATCCGGCGCAGATTACGGAAACATTCCAAGACGCAATTAATAAATATAAGATGATGAGCCAAAGCGCGGAAATAGAACAAGCTATTTCACGTGCGGCTAAACCTAAAGCTGATTTTGGCTCTGTTATACAGACACAAATGGGTCGCATTGCAAGCAGCCCTGCACGTTTGCGCCGATTTACACCTGAACAACAACAGGCTATCTCGTCAATCGCGGCGGGTGAATTTGCCCCTGGCGTTGTCAGCGGTCTTAGCAGGTTTGCCCCATCATTAAGTGTCCCTGGTCTTCTTAAAGGCGGTATTCAAGGCGGTATCGGTTATGCTGGCGCGACGGCTGGTATGCCTTTAATTCCTGCCGCTATGGGCGGTTTAGCTGCCGGTGGTTTATTAGCGCGGGGCGGTCGCAATATACTGGCTAACATGGCTATGCGAAACCTAGCAGCGTCAACGCGCGGCGGCGCACTTGCTGCGCCTCTTCCTTATGCTAATCCTGCACTACCAGCCTTTGCACAAGGCGTAAACGCGATGGCGAGATGACACCAATGGCTGAATATCAAGTGTTTTTTGATGTCGCCGTTGGAATCATCGGCGTCCTAGGCGGATGGGTATTGAATACCGTCTGGGGCGCTGTCAAAGATCTGCAAGAAGCCGATAAGGATCTGGCCGAAAAGGTCGGTGAGATCGAAGTGCTCGTTGCTGGCCGTTATGTCACCCGCGACGAATTCAATCTAACGCTAGGCCAAGTGTTTGCAAAACTTGACACCATTCGAGATCTTGTAAGCCAGAAAGCAGACCGGCGATGAAAGAGAACTATCCACAGGCGCTTAAGCAGGTTCTCAAATATGAGGGCGGCTACGTTGACCATCCGAAAGATCCAGGCGGCCCGACGAATAAGGGCGTTACGCAAGCGGTCTATGACAGTTGGCGCAAGTCGCAGAAACTCCCGACGCAAAGTGTGCGCGCTATCGCTGATTCGGAAGTTGCGGCGATTTACAAGAACCTATATTGGGATCGTGTTTCTGGAGATCTTCTGCCCGATGGCGTTGATTTTGCTGTGTTCGACTTTGCTGTGAACAGCGGCGTATCTAGAGCGGCTAAATATCTTCAAGCTGTCGTCGGCGTTACGCAGGACGGTCAAATCGGCCCTGCAACTATCCTAGCCACCAAAACCTTTGTCGCTATGGCCGTGACGAACAAGCGGCTGGCGTTCATGCAATCACTGTCTATTTGGTCTACGTTTGGCAAAGGCTGGTCTGCGCGTATCGCCGACGTTAAAGCGCAGATCATAGCGCTTGTTAAATAGAATCATTGTCGCTCTTACGGCGTCATATGTTGCAAAACTAGCCTTTATGCTTGGCATTTATTTTAGGAGGACAATGGAATGAACGCTTTTGTCACAAACTGGAAAACAACCGTTCCTGGTATTATCACTTTGATTGGTGTTTTGTTTAATATTTGGCAGACCAAAACTGTCGATTGGTCAACGCTGCAAGCCGCGCTAATCGCTGTTGGCCTGATCGGCGCTAAAGATTATAACGTCACCGGCAAATGATTTACGTCTTTGCGGTTCTCTTAGTCGCCGTTGCAGCGTTGGCTAAACTATTAACAGTTTACGCTTACGAACAAGGGCGGCGCGATGAAGTTATCAAACGCGCGGATCTTCAAGCTAAACTGAAAGAAAGACAGACTAATGTTGTCATGGCCCCAAAAACCGTTGACGATACTATTTCTGATCTCAACAACGGCGCTTTCTAGCTGCCAATCAACGAGCGGCGGGGATTGCCCGCCACTCGCTCAATACTCAGCCGCTCAACAAAGAGCTGTCGCCCGTGAACTTAGGCGGCTCCGTGGAACCGAAACGGCTCAGTTTATCGTCGATTACGGCAAGCTCCGCGCGGCGTGTCGGCTTTAGTTCTTCTTTCTTAGCGGGCGTTAGATTAGCGCGCTTCTTGTAGCCGATGTTAGCGCCGGTCGCGGCCTTCTGACTCACGTAATCATTAGCGAACATCGCCGCAAACGCTTCATAGTTCATGGCGTCAAGGCGGCTGTCGATATGCGTTGGGTCGCTGAAGGCGCGCGCGTTCTTAACGCAGACCATGATGGTCGCTACCTCAAAGGGGTGAATATCGCGGCCCAAACGCAAAGATGCCAAATCAGCAACAAGCTGAAAATTATCTTCGATTCCACCGTAGTTCTCACCGCGCTCGCTTATGATTTCGCTGGCTTGCTGTAGTAGATCGTGCGGATTCATCTATTTCCCCTATCAATTCGGCCCGTTCGCGCATCATACGCAGCGTTGTAAAACGCTGATGTAATCTGATGAGCACCGTTGACCTGCGAGCGTTTCGGCGCTCTTCCGCCAAAAGGTTCCATACCTCTTGTTCTGTAAAGCCGTTGATAACCTCGTTTAGTTCACGCCAGTTCATCTAAAGCTAACTCCGCTATTTTGCGCTTATTGTGCAGCGCATCTAAAATCCTACTGTCAATAGTGTTATTACACATAATCAGATAGCACCAAACATCTTTTGTTTGTCCGCTGCGATGTATGCGCCCGATTGTCTGTTCATAAAGTTCCAACGACCACGGCAACGACAGCCAGATCATTTTGTTGCCGCCAAACTGTAAGTTCAGCCCATGACCTGCGCTCTTTGGATGCAGGGCTAAAAGCTCCAGTTCACCTTTGTTCCACTTGTCAACGACGTTTTTATCGTCCATTGTAGCGAGTTGTGGATAACGTCGTTTAAGTTCGGCAAGCTCTTCTTGATAGTTATAAATGATCAAGGTATTGGCGCGCTGGTTTTCTTCTAAGATGTCATCCAGCATGTCAAACTTATGCTCTGACACCCACGTCGCGCCTTCAGGGCCGTAGATAAATCCGCCCGCGAGCTGTTGTAGTTTCTGGATCATAACCGCCGCTGTCGGTGCGGAAATGGTCTGATCAAGTTCAACAACAAATTCTTTCTTCATCGCTTCGTAAACGTCATAGTCGTCCATGTCGCAGGACATTTCGACGATGTTAAGCGGCGGTAACTTGTCTTTGTATTCTCCCGGCTCAAGCACATATGTTGCGGGCTTGATCGCGGCCATGATGTATTCAAGCGCGCCTTTGTTTGGCGACCACTGATTGAACTCGCGGTTTATGATGTGAAAATATTGCTGAAGAAACGCGCCTTTGCTGCGGCCTAATAATTTTTGATCAATGATCTTGCATTGGCCGAACACATCTTCAAGACCGTTTGACGTAAACGATCCTGTCAAACCCCAACGCACGTTAAACTTATCAATCAAACCCCATAGATGTTTGAACCTTTTGCCGCTTGGATTTTTTAACTTCGTAAGCTCGTCGAATACAACGCCAGTAAAGCCAGTAAAATTACTAAGATCGAGTGATGTAATATTGTCATAGTTCGTGACCACGATGTCTGCGTCTGAATCAAAGGCGGCTTTGCGTTGCGCTGGCGTTCCAACAGCAACAGCAATTTCAAACTCAGGACACCACTTTTGACCTTCAACAGGCCAGACATCAGTGCAAACGCGTTTTGGGGCAAGCACTAGCCAACGATCAACAAGACCACGCGCAAGCATTTCGGTCATTGCAGTTAATGTTATTGCCGTCTTTCCTGCGCCGACGGGCGCAAGAATCATTGCTCGGTTGCGAGCAAATAAAAAGTCTGCGGCCTCATCTTGATACGGTCGTAATTTCACAAGCCCACCTATCCACTTGTTCGCGGTTCCAAAGGCACGCATAACGCTGATTCAATTTACGCATGTCGTCGGCAAACAACTTTTGCAATGCGGATAGCTTGCCGCCGTCCTTTTTCAGTTCTACAAACCACGTCTCGCCGTTTGGTAAACAGACAATTCTGTCAGAAACGCCACGGTTTGAGAGACTGTTAAATTTGAACGCCATGCCGCCAAGTGATTGAACTGTCTTGACAAAGTAGCGT